TAGTAGCCTCGTTCAAGAGAGATTTATTATTGTCCATGGTTTATTCTCCTTAAAATTTAATAAATTCCACAAGTAAGTAGTCTAGTAAAATGGAAAGTTCTCATATTACTTACCTAAAAATGTCCTTTTTTTTAAGACACTTCTTAAATAGCTTACTCTTTGCTTTTGTTTCAATCTGTTTAATTCTGACAAAGCTCACCTTTAATCTTTTTGCAACTTCTCGTAATGTCATGGGTCCGTGTTTATCTGCCGCAATCATTGTACAGTTTAAGTCCTCATCATAATCTATCCAATATCTGCAATCATCTACTGGACACTCTACCTTGTTTAATTCACATAATTTGTAACATTTCATAAATCTTTATTTTCCTCCGCTATGATATCGAATATGTTTTCTATCTCTTCCGGGTCTAGCGAAAATATCTTTTTAGTTTTATTTCCTTCCCTTAACATTTTATTAACTTTCTCCATTCTAGTTTTACTTTGACTCTTATATTTTTCTAAAAATTTTAGCAGATCTTCATCCTTTTCGAGATATCCACTCACAATTGCTCTAAAAAACTCTCCTTGTTTTAGGCCATCGTTATAGAGGCGGATCTTCAAATCTGCGTGCCTCTTATCTGTGTCCTCAAAGATTACTTTCTTTTCAATCTTTCCGTAATTCATCTTAAGATATGAGTGCTGCTTTCAACTTGACCTGCAGAAGTTTGTTCCAAAAACCTACATCTTGCCTGAAGCTCTGCAAGGTTTCTGGCTCCTGAATAAGAGAATCCAGACCTTATTCCCTTTTCTAGATCCTTTAAGGATGTGCTCACAGAACCTTTATAAGGTATTGTGGTCGCTACACCTTCCAGAGAACTAACTGTTCCCCTCCAGTCCATCTGCGCTTCGCGACTTGCCATTCCTCTATAGGCTTTATATTTCTTTCCTGTTATATCTTCAAAAAGTTCTCCTGGAGATTCATCTGTGCCGGCCAACAAAGAGCCGAGCATAACAAAGTCTGCTCCCGCCGCTAGAGCTTTTACAATATCTCCGCTGTTCTTTATTCCACCATCAGCAATTAGTTTTGCAGATCTATCGCTTTTAGAGCACTCCATAATAGACTGCAAAGTTGGCATTCCGTGTCCAGTCTGAATTCTCGTCGAACATATGGAACCCCCTCCTATCCCAATCTTAACAGCATCCGCACCCCAGTCGGATAAATCATTAAAACCTTTGAGGGTGGCAACGTTGCCTGCAATGACACAAACTGTATCTCCAAAACGATCTTTTATTGATTTTAACGCATGCTCCATGAGAGCGTGGTGTCCGTGAGCAATATCCACACATAAGACTGAAGCGCCGCTTGCAACGACAGCCTGCGCTCTTAAAAGGTAGTCTCCTGTGACTCCAACTGCTGCTCCGATAGCATCTACATCATTATACATACTCTCGATCATTCTCTGTTGATCGTCGATTGAGTTGTATCTATGAAGTATTCCTAGTCCTCCATGAGTTCTAATCGTTCTGCACATTGTTTCTTCAGTCACAGTGTCCATCGGACTTGAAAGTATCGGAAGGCCCAAGCGGTGTCTAGAGAGATTGCCTCCGATGTCAACCTCTGATCTGCTTCTAATATCTGAGTATTGTGGCTCTAAAAGAACATCATCGAAGCAAACCGACTTGTTATTAAAGTTTAGTGGACTACCGTCCGAATTAATTATCACTATCAGCCTCCGCTAATGCTTGCTTTACATCTTCTATCTTCTGCTTTGCGCGTTCCCAGCATTTTGGGCAATAAAGATTCACTTTTTGTTCCTCTTCTCGTACAATAACGTACCAAGAGAATACCATATCTTTGTCCTTCTTGTCAAACGCTTTTTCACAAACTAAACAACAGTCAGGAATCTTATCAAAAAGACCCATCTTTTCTTTGATATCTTTTTGTTTTTGTTTTTTCTTCGATCTCTCGATCTTTCTTCTTAAAGAATTACTCATTAATCACCTCTTTTTTCTTGAGCATTTGTATAAAACTATTGCTGAACTAAAAATCAACGCATAGAACATAGCAATTGAGACTGTGCAAAAATAACCACTCATTTCGATGAGCCCTCCATTGTTATTATAATTAGCCTCTCATCCTATCAACTTTAGATTATAATAAACCGAACGAGTAGAGAATCCCCACTGCTCGTCATATTCCAGTTTAGCGAGATAGGGTCGATTGATGAACACTTGATCCTTCTCTCGTACTCCCCAACACTTAATCTGAGTCTGTATGTTGTTTGAATCAATCACGTTCAAGACCCAATAGTCCTTGCCATTCTTCGTCTTGCGCTTAACTATCTCTCTTGGAATAAACCAAACAAGTTGTAAGTCCGGATCATATTCTGAAATCGGTGGCGCGAACATCTCTTCCAACTTCATTCGAGTCTCCTCTTTCAGAACAAGATGCATTGGGAAGAAGCCCGTCAAGTCAGATAAATAAGCGATCTTCTCATCTATGGAAAACTCCCCTTCTTCTGCGTATGTTTCTATATTCTCAGCCAACTTCTTAACAGTTTTCGGCCTATCTGCAATGGCAGCAGACCATAAGTGTTTCATACCTGTGAACCGTTCATCAAAGAGACTGTCCAGCGCACCGCCGCGACAAAGGACATCTAAAGCCTTCTTATTAAGCTTGCTATGAATAATGCCCTCTTTGAACAAGAGATCGTCTATCTTCTCAAAAGGTCTGTTGCTGAGAATCTGCTCAATAGCCGCGCTGCCTAAGCCCTTAATCGATGTCAGCGGCTGTACTAAAGTCTCGCCGTCTTCCGAAATTTCCCAAAAAGTCCCAGACGTATTGACATTTAGCTTTTCAATATTAAATCCAAAGGACTTGGCGATGTTGATTGCTTTCTCTTTTCGCTTCTCTGGCTCCTTGTCAAGAAACGCTGCCATCCACTCTGAGGGATAGTAATTAAGAAGATAGGCACACTGATAACTAAGAATGCTGTAGCTAACAGCGTGGGACTTATTAAAGCCATACCCTGAGAAGTATTCAAACTTCTGCCAAAGTTCGTTGGCGTCCCCTCGCGAAAGTCCTTCAGATAGACAACCTTCGACGAACTTCTTGTAGATTTTTGTTTTCTTTTTTTCATGATCTCCTGTACCTTTCTTTGTTAATAACTTACGGAGAGCGTTACCTTCATCGAGGGAGACATTCTTTCCCAACCTGTGTGCAAGAAGAGCAATCTGTTCCTGAAAGATCAAGTACCCATAAGTTTCTTTAGTTACTTCCTTGATAACGCCGTGCTTGTAGTCAATTCCACCAGGGTTATTCTTAGAGTCTACATAATTTTGGTCTACTTTGGCAGACAAGGGTCCTGGACGATAAATCGAAGTAATAGCAGAGATATCGATGATGCTTCTTGGCTTCGCTCGCTTGCAGAAGTCTTGTGCGCCCTTTTCTGTAAACTGGAATACTCCTGCCCACTTGCCCTCATGAAATATGTTCTTATAGACATTCTGATCATTTAGATTTATCTTGTCTGGATGCAGATGTTCTTCATAGTATCTCTTAACATCCTCGAATGTGGGATCTGGATTGTTATGGTGTCTCTTTAAGATATGTCGAACCGCTCCCTCAATCATGCGGAGCGATGCTAATCCGAGAATATCAAATTTAATAAATCCAAGCGGCTCAAGATGTCGTACGTTCTGTCCTTCACTCCAAGGAGTCTGTCTTACTCCTCCGCTGTTCATGAGGGGCATCCACTTGTCGAGATCTTCACCGACCACAACGCCGCCAGCGTGACGAGAAACAGATCGGACCTGCCCCAACAGGGCTTCGACATGAACCTTTACGTGAGGATACTTTTCCAAAAACTTCTTCAAGCTTTCAGAATACTCCATCACCTCTTCGAATGTCGGAGAGTAAACACCTGCCTTGATTCCGTGCTTCTTCTTGGCAATGGGGGTCGCCTCATGAATCATACGGCCAGTTACAATGTTCACCTCAGTGAAGGGTATGTCGTAAAACTTAGAAATATCCTTAATTAAGGATCTTAGTTGCAGAGTGTTGTAGTTCGATATCGGAACAACCGTCGAGTCTCCCCACTCCTCAATCAACATCTCTTTCAACTCCATCGGGTTAGAAACGTCATAGTCGATATCAGGATAGTCAACAGCATCCCTTCTTAAGAACCTGGAGAAGAGTAGCCCATACTTTATAGGATCAATCTGAGTAATGTTGAGCACATACGCAACGAGCGAGCCCGCTGCAGATCCTCGTCCTGGTCCCGTGAGTTGAACGGACGTTGCCTTGTCTGCGATGGCCTTCATAGTCAAGAAATACTTTGCAAAGCCACGATCTTTAATAACCCTCAGTTCTTCTTTCAATCGATCAACATAATCTTCCTTCTTATCAAGTTCGTACTCTTTAAGTCCCGCAATACACTTCTCGGTCAAGGCCTGAATGTCTGTCTTCCCTTCTGGTACAACAAACTTTGGAAGCCGCACTTCGTTATCAGGCATGAAGTCTTCAATCAGATCGTGAGCGATATGGTGAGTGCGCTTGATAGAGTCAAGAACAAGTTCGTCATCATAGTCCATCTTAAGCATATCCGAATACTTGTGATAGGACTCTACCATCTGCTCTCCATTCTTTGGATACAGTTCATAGCCGATCTCCTCAACTCCGTCAGGAAGTTCAGAAGACATGTAAGATGGCAGTCCACCTTTGCCAAGCCACCCGATTCGCTTGTAGAGTTCCCTGTCCTTCCATGCGTCAGGATTTGGATAGTGACTATCGGCGGTAGAGATCAGATCAACATCAAACTCTTTACACACCTGTATGATATGTTGATTCAGTTCATGTTGTTCTTTGATGTTGTTCCACTGGATCTCTCCAAACCACCTGTCTCCGAAAACGCCCTTCATCCGACGAGTAGTGTCTCGCATCGCCTCTAGAACAGCATCTGTGCCAGACTCTCTATTTTCCCAGTAATCCCCAGCATATACACCGCCAAGACAAGCAGAAGAAGCAATGATGCCTTCGTTATAACTTCCAAGAAGATCGTAATCAATGCGAGGATACCTATAAAAATTACCACTTTTGTAACTCTCCGATACTAATTTAAAAATATTATTCAACCCTTGCTGGTTCTGAGCAAGGAGGATAAGGTGGTTTCTCTTCTTGAGAATATCTTTCACCTTTTGTTTAGAGGCTCTCTCATCTTCAATGTTCAGAGTCACCTCATTGCTTCCCATCTTTTTCTTTTGCTGTTTGGCCTTTTCATACTCATCCCGCCAAAGATCAAGAGACGGCAGGAAGTATGCCTCAACACCAAAAATTGGCTTGAAGTTCTTACCATCAGCCCTCAACTTTTTCGTGTAAAGAATTTGATATGGCAGACCGTTCATGTGTCCGTGATCGGTCAACGCCAAAGCGTCCGCTCCGTTATCGTAAGCGAACTTCATGTGCTCTTGTGGATAGCCGAGCCCATCGTTCAGGCTAAGTCCACTGTGAGCGTGCAGCCCTGTAAAGGGTATCTTCTTAGACAAATCTTTCTCCTATTAATATCTAACTACAGTAACACAAAATATACCCGCAGTCAAGTAAAATATAAACTTAATTATCTTTTCCCATCGGATTCCATTCATGATAATTTAAAATCTGTTTGGGCGGTTTTATCATAGACTTCTGGTGGTTCGACCCAACATAGTTACTATAAGATTCCCAATTGTCTATATTATAATACCACGAACATGAAACTTTGCGGGAACCTTCAACATTCAAAAACTGAAAAACATCTTTTAAGTCAAAAAACCTGGCAGATAACCTTTCTTCTAGAGGAAGCTTTTCTTTAGGTATCTCGCCAGCAGGGCAACTTTTATATATTCCAGTCGCATTTTGTCTGAACTCTTTTCTTATGCTTATAAAGTCTGACGGACCAAAAGTAAAACCTAGATATTCATTGTCTCTAACTGTCTTGTTGCCAAAACTTACAATAAAGTTGTTTTCACTAGAAATGTTTCTTCTTTCTTCTCGTAAAAAATCTAAAGGATAGACCCCATAAGGAAATGCTGTGTAATACTTGTCCGGAGTAACCCACTTGCTTATTTGGGAACTGATACTAAACGCTGAGTTTGCGCCATGCAAAACACTCCACGCTAAACAATCTCTCTTGTCCCTGTCTTTTGGGTGAATAGGTACATAAAATATAGGTATATCCTTTCTACTCTCCGACGGGTGTCTATCGTGCTTGCGAAATGCCCAAACAGGGTCAGCAACATAGTCCCCTAATCGATGCCTTATTAAAGGCTGCATATCGTCGTTACAAACAACCCAAATGGTCTCGCATCCGGCATATGCACACTCTAAGACCGCTCTCTCAACCGCTAAATAGTCTTTTCCAATAGGCATACAACAGTCATGCCAGGGAAAATTAAAATCAAGAGGCTGTCCAGCGATAGGGACTATTCCAGCCAAATGAAAAGAGGCTATATTTTTTTCAAATTCCAACACTTAATAAACTATTAACTTTCGCAAGATATGTTTTATCTTCAGTTGTCCCCGCCTTATAGTTTTGATAATCAAATATTATACTCTCAGTGTCGTTATAAAGATCCATTTTCACTTTCTGTATCTCTCTATGCGCGGTTTCCGCCTTCAAAGCATAATACTTGTACTTTTCAGGATTGCGTGAATCTCGACCATTTCTTGCGCCTCTAATACCCGCTTTCTTCATCATATCCAAAACTTTGAAACGCGCATAAGTATCTGAATATTCAAACTTATTAAGCTGTTTCTTGTCTAAAAAAGATATCGCCACTGCGTCTTTTTTATCTTCTGACATTCCGTCCCTAGAAGACGGGTAAAAGTATAACTCTTTTACAAAATCATCATTTGATTTAAGAACATCGTGCTCGTGAGTCATGCCAGACTTAACATTGATCCAATCTAAGACACGGTATTGTTGTTCTTCTCTAACGGGCACTGGTAAACCTTCAACTCCCTGGTCATCAAAAACTCTCAGTTTGTCAAACCTAAACTTTATTAATCTTGAATTCTGTGTTATTGCTTTCAATGCGTTTCCTTCTTCGACTCTTAAATTAGTAACACCGCTCGAACAGGGAATTAGCCCTGATAGACTGAGTGCAAAAACTAATTTGCCCCAATCAACTCCGTCATCTTCATCAAAAAAATATGGCCTACTTACTGATGTGAAGACGATTGGTTTTAAATTTAAGAAAGCATACATGAAAGCGTTCGCGCTGCCTCCGACAATCAGTTCCTCACACTCGTAAACATGATCTCTCATCAGCAGCCAGGAACTTCTCTTCTCACTTCCCTAACAATTCTTCTGTACAACCTTCTTATTTTTTTAGAATAGCGCATTCCTTTTCTATTCGGGTTTGGCCCCAAACATCTGAATCCTGCATTGTACCCGCAAAGGGCCAACTTAATTGAACCCCTATTCCTTTTATATTTATGCAACCAGAAGTTTAACGCTTTCGCTCCAGCCCAAATGCTGGTTTCGGGATTCTTCAACTGATTGCAAGTAAGTTTTGGATTTTTAGTATACTTTGGAAGAACCTGTGTCAACCCACACGCTCCCGATCTACTGACCGCATCATGCGTCCATCGACTTTCGTGATGAATAAGCGAGATCATGAGTTCCGGCTCCAAGTCATAATGATCAGACGCATCAATGATGGTCTCCATATGTTTACATGCCACGTCTGAATTGGGCATGCCTAGAGAAATTACTATCGAACATAAAACTTCAACGTATGACATTATCTATTCTCCAAAACCCCAAAGACGTGATTTTCCAGTATTGTATGAAACACTTCACCTTTTACTTCTATTTCCTCAACCATTGAACGTTGCACAACGATAAAGTCTGCTTTAGACACCATGATTGTACAGTTCGGAGAAACCTCCCTGACCTTAGCAGCCATGTATGGGGGTTTCTGCGGCTTGTAATCGTCCGGAAGTAGCACTCCTGAAAAAGACTTCTCCTCTTCTTGAACTTCTGGTTGTTCCTCTACGGGCTCAATCAAAAGGTAACGATTTCTTGGACTCAACTTCATTATATACTCCTATTTTTGTTAATATTATATACCAAAATCAAAATGATTTTAACCACATTTTGCGTAACCACAATTCTTGCATGTTACGCACCCATCCTGATAAATCAGCCCATTCTCTGCATTGCAAGATGAGCACGCTTTGTCTGAATGGGCCTCTTCACCGTCTTCAATATAATTCTTAAGGATTCGAGCAACACAGCGAGCAAAACTAAACATGTCACTATCCTTGTCCTTCTGCAACTGCTCCACAAGGAAACTGGGCTTTGCGCCGTGGCGCAGAGCCAAAGATATCATTCGCGTGAACGCCGAATTATTAGGGTTGTCAAAGATCTTTACCACATCACGGACAATCATTGCGTCTCCATTCTTGCCAACGGTTAGATCATAACGATTATTTTTAGTTTTAAATTTAACCTTTGTTAACTCACCTTTTACAAGCTTTTTGGGGATTTCAATTAGATTAGAAAGGCCACCCAGAACTTCATAAGGCTTGCCATCATAGCATCCAACCAGTATGGTCCAACTCTCTCCCTTGATTGTTGTGTGATGAATGTCGCAACTCAAGGCCTCTGGTCTAGGCATTGCCTTCGATGAAACAAATTTATCATCATTGTCGCCTTTTTTAGTAACCAGAACTCCTGAACGTGAGCCATCGACGTACACAGTCACCCCTTTGAGACCGGACTTCCAACCCAAAAGATACAACTCTGCAACTGTAGAGGGGTCTGTCCCCTTCGGAAGATTAATAGTAGAACTTATAGAGTGGTCGATATTCCTCTGAATAGCAGCCTGGACGGCAATTCTTCTCTTCCAATCTATCTGATCGCTTGTGACAAAGAAGTCTGGTAATCCCGCTTCTTTGGAGTTTAAATCCTTCCACTCTTGCGCATTATGGTGAAACACTTCGTACTCTAGCCACTTATCTCCCATATCGTCCACAAAGTCAGCGACTAAGCCCTCTTCATTATGAGATAGTTTACGACGACGAATATAACTGTTTCGGAACACAGGTTCCAGTCCCGAACTGGTTTGTGATAAAATGGATACTGACCCCGTTGGGGCGTTAGTAAGGATGGAAATGTTTCGTCTTCCGTACTCTCTGAGCCCTTCTTGTATATAATCTGGTAAATTCTTAATGAACCCGTTATCCTTTTCCTTATTCCAGTCGAAGATAGGAAAGGCTCCCCTTTCTTTAGCCAAGTTAATACTTTCAGAATATGCTGAATCCCTAAGTGTGGCATAAATTTTATTAATAACTTCCTCTGCCTCCTCATCGTCATAACTCAGACACAGATTAGCCATCGCATCTGCCAATCCGTGAGTCCCCAGTCCTGTTCTTCGGCCTGTCTTGCACGCTGCCAGAAGCTTTTGCCACATCTGCTTTTCACTCTTGGTGTCGCAAACACTGATTATATTCTCGAGCTTCTCTACTTCAAGTTCTACTAGGTCATCTGACAATCTCATCCCAACACTAACAACATTACTAAAATGCTCGAAATCAAATTTGGCTTTCCCAGTAAACCTATTTTTAACAAAGTTTTTTAAGTTTATAGAGATTAATCTACAAGAATCATACGCAGATAAAGGTATCTCGCCACAAGGATTGGTGGTGACTGTTTGAAACCCATCGTCCTTGTAGGACTGAGCGGGCAAGTTATTTAAGATGTTGTCCCACATCATTAATCCAGGTTCCGCAGTCTTTGTTGCGGACTCAACGATGGAAGTCCACAATTCCTCTGCATTGATTTCTTTCGTGTATGTAGGATTTTCAGAATCAACTGGAAATTGTAGTGTGAAGGGTTCTTTACTCTCCACTGCTTCCATGAAGCCATCGCTTATCTTAACAGATACGTTCGCGCCTGTAACCTTTGTTAGGTCATGTTTCATCGTAACAAAGTGTTCGATGTCTGGATGGCGCACGTCCATAGTGACCATAAGAGCACCTCGTCGCCCATTCTGGCCAATCATCCTGCAGACATACGAATAAAAATCTGCAAAAGACCATGCACCTGTTGTTGTGCCTGCAGAATTGCTTACAGATGCCCCTTCAGGCCGAAGAGTTGAAACATCAATCCCAACTCCGCATCGACGCTTAAATAGATTTGCCAGTTCTTTTCCACTATCCATTATGGAGGAGATATTATCGTCAGGAGGCTGAACAACAACACAGTTGGATAGAGACACATTCACATGATTGTTCCCAATGCCCATCATTGGCGAGCCTTGCGGCACTATATAGTCAAAGTTTTTAAGCATCTCATATATAGAGTCTTCAGACAATGCGCGAGGGCCGTCTAGTACTTCTTCAATTCTCGCAAATTCTTTTGCAATCCTTCTGTGCATGTCATCGGGGGTTTTTTCTAAAAAGTTGCCGCTCTTATCTTTTAGGGCATATTTCGTGACCCATACATTCGCTGCTAAATCATCGCCATTGAAATAATTCAATGTCGCCTCTTTTACTTCATCTTCATCAAACATTGTCTTCTCCTTTTTTGAACTTCCTATACTTTGACTTTAATAACTCGTGCTGGTCCTTTGCTGATTTTACCACAAGCTCGTCCGCAGTTTCATCTAATTTTCTGTACACCTCAAATGAAACATTACTTGTTTTCATGGAAATCGGATAAATTATTCCATCTGGACCATTCCTGTTCTTTGCAACGAATATCCTTCCGGTGTCAGCGCTCTTATCTTTTACTGTTCTGGAGATTGTGAAAATGAAATCTGCTACAAAGCATTTATTAAAAGCCTCAGAAATAGATTCCATAGTTATAACCTCTGCGTTCAGTCCAGACCTGTTTGTCTGAGAGGCTGTCCAAATTGAACATTCATTCTCTTGAGCAAGCCCTCTCAGATCCTCATAAATAGTCTCCAGATCATGTCTTTTTTCTTTCCTTATTATGTTTGGACGCAACAAATCTCCATAGTCAACGATGATCATGTCGGGGCTTATGTTGCTCTGTTTTAACTTTTCTAAATGATTACGGAGAGTACCAGGAGATGCGGACTTTGTAGGGTACTCTTTTACAATTAATTTCCCCTCTATATCTTTAATTTTTTCATAAATGTGGTCTTTAAAAGTGTGAAGATCTGACAAGGGTATGCCAGTTATGCAGCTGTCATATCTAGAGGCAATCGTGGTGGAGGCGAGTTCCAGCGTGTAGTGTATAACTGTCTTGCCTGCTTTCACTGCCTGCGCTCCAAGATGAACAAGTGCCATCGACTTGCCTGCCCCTGTTGGGGCTATAACTACGCCCAACTCTCCAATTCCCATGCCGCCTCTGCAAATCTCATCTATATGCTTCCAGCCAGTTGTGATAGGATTCCGCGCTTTAATATTGAATCGCTCTTCAAAGTCTTCCAAGTAATCATAACCAAAGTTGTTTTCAGCACCTAACTTAATGGCCTCGTTAATTACCACGATTACATCATCGAAGGAAGAGTTCTGAATCATGCGTGCGCTCTTAATCATCGCTTCTTTCAACTTCTGCTTTCTGCAAAAATCAAGCGCAGTGTCTTTTATATATTCTTCGTCTGAGATCTCAACTTCTGACTTGGAAATACGAACAAAGAAATCCCTCGTCAACTTCTGTACCGCACTGTTCTCATCATCCAGATCTGATCTCAGAATAGTGATCATTGTATCTGGTGTCGGATGTACTTTGTACTTTTCCTTGTACTCGAAAACCTTGTTGACGAAGACTCTCAAGTAGCGTAACTCCAGAAACTCGATATCGAGAACCTCTTTAATTTGATCGCAAAATCCGCGATCCTGAAGTATTAATTGACAAAGTTTTTCTTGAAAACTTTTGCCATATTTTGAAAAATTTATTTTATTCTCTTTCATATATCTCTCTTAAACTGTGGTACGCCCTCTGGGGATTGAACCCAGAACGACTCGCTTATAAGACGAGCGCTCTAACCATTGAGCTAAGGGCGTGTGGTGCGAAAGGCGGGACTCGAACCCGCAAGCCCGGAGGCGGCAGATTTTAAGTCTACTGTGTATACCTCTTCCACCACTTTCGCATAACTTATTTATATCAAATAAACACCCGTTTGTCAATCTAATTCCTTCTTATCTAAAACTACAAAAAACTCTTTAAGAGATGAAGAAACCTTTTTCATACTCTTTGCTTGTGTGCAAATCTTATGCTCTTTTGAAACGAGTGAGCAGTCGCCATACTTTGAACATATTTCAACCAACTCGTCTATGCTGAGAACATTTCTAGGCGCATCACTGTATGAAAGAACTAGCCTTTTGCAGTCAACTGAGCCAATTAACTTATCAAAGTCCTCGTAGGCTGTCTTTCTACTGTAAAATGGTCCCGCACTCTCTCCGTTCTTCCTAAAACAAATCTCTTCCGGTCTTGGAAGTGCATAAGAATGGTCAAGGGATGGCTTTTTCCAAGTAGCCAGACTGTCGTTCAAGTGATAGCAAGCACTATAAAGTACTCCATGCGTGTAGGGAGGGTCTAGGTAAACAAAGTCAACTTTTGATACATTCATCTTTTTTATGTCGCCTCTATGCTGAACTCCTGTTGGACCATATATAAGCGTTGGAACTTTAAATACGATGTCTCTTTTCGCTTTTGCCTGCCACTCTTTAAGTGAACTCTTTTGATCGTTCCCGTTATTAAAAACTGAATCGGCTGCTAAGATAATAGAAAAAATGGCAGCGTTCTTATTTCTTTCAAGCACATTGACTGTTTCCAAATATTCTCTGGCTGCATCTATCTTCTGTGCATTCTTGCGAGTAAACGCTTTTGGTCTCTCTTCTACTTGTCCTCCAGTTCCTCGTATCAGCCTTTCTTTTGTACCGCTGTAGTTTTCAGTTACCCACCCAGTGATGGGCGTAACCTCGTTCATTTTCTTAACGAGTTCTTCAACCACATATATGTCGAAGCCCTCTAAGAAGACCTTCCCATAAAGATACGACGATTCATTTAGATCATTGGCGCAAACAACGTACCCTTTCGATCTCAAAAAAGCACTAACTATGCCAGTGCCAGAAAACCCATCAAACACTGTCTCTGCCTCAATTTCTTCAGCGAAGCGTTCTATGTTTTCCAACAATTTTCTTTTGCTACCTTTGTAGGCTACTGTATTTATTTTTAGCATGACTGTATCATAACAAAAACTACTGACAATGTCAACAGTTTTTAAAAATTATGTTATTGCATGTTTGCCAAAGTGTAGACCAGTCATACGCTCCAAAACCATCTTCGTTCATCATCTTGATGACCTCTGTTTTATTATAGGTGCAATCAAGATTGAGAACTGCGTTGTTGATCTTCTGCTTCGCCTGAATGGATAGGTTGGGGGAATATAGTTGCATCAGCCTGTAATTTTGCTTAATGCGATCCTCGTGTTCTACAATGCTGGAATACAGCTTAAGATCACTTTCAACCTCTCTACAGTAATCAACAATGGTTGGTATGTCGCAAAACTCTTCTTCTGCTAAAAACGGCATCCTTTTTGCCAAAGACTTAAGTCCAACCCCAGGAACGCCATCCAAGTTATCGCTCTTATCACCGGCAATTGCACGGGCAAGAGCAAAGTTAGTTGGATGAATATCAAACTTCTCTATCACGCGGCTCTTGTTTAAGATCTCTTTCTGAATGGGCCTCAAAATAACAGTATCGTCATCGCAAAGTTGATAAAAGTCTTTGTCACTGCTAACAATAATCTTCTGATTTCCTTTTAAGTGGCTCATTCCAATAACGTGTGCTATAACATCATCGGCTTCAACCTCTGGTAGCATAACCTGAGAAATCGGCATCATGTTGAGATACTCAATTAGCCTAGTCTGTTGCCATAACTTATTTTCTAGTTCTTCATTCTCGCTCATAAGACCTTGTATTCCTCTATTCAACCGAAGAGGTTTCCTGCCTTCTTTATAGTTCTTATTAACGAGCTTTTTTCGAGTTGACCCTCCTGGTCCGTCCCATGCAACCACAACGTGATCGGGTTTTGTCTCGCGCATAAGTTTTTGAAGAATTTTTAAGAAGCCCTTCATCCCTCCAATGGGCTGCCCGTTTAAAGATAGAGAGGGGTCTACAATATACGCCCTAAAATACATATTCAGGGCATCAATAACCAAGTACCTTTTTGACATTAACTCGCTCTTAAACTATGTTTCTTTCGCCACTTCATCAAGTAGTTCCTGACTAAGTGATGGTGGTAAAAAGTCTTTATTAATACTTCCACAGTCCGCACAACGAAATGTTGCAACCGGAATCTTAACTTCTTGTCCAGTTGGCGACATCAAAGCAGAGACTCTTTTTAAAAAGTAAACCTCCGTAAACATCTTTGAGCCACACTCAGCACAAACAACTGTTTCTGCGTCCTCTATGATAGAGTTCATTTCTGTTTGTTCTCTTGATAACATTGTATTATTCTCCTTCATCAATATTGTAATATTCTGAGGCTTCGCCTTCACGTTTATCGAACTTAAGGATAACCTCCTCATCCATAATCTCTAGAACCCTCTTTTTAAAGCCCTCTTCCTGAATCTTGTCTTTCCACTTTGAAGGCTGGAACTTGACCGATTCGCCATTTCCCATGTCCATTGTATACCATGCTCCCGAGGAAGTCATGTGTCTTGAGCCCTTAATAGCCTCAAACCAGCTCTCTTCATCCTGAACACCAATATCGTCGCCCCAAAGAATCTTAAAAGTACACTGTCTTCCTTGTGTTCCGAAACGAGACTTTTTCAGTGTGGCCTTCACTTCAGACCCGACTCTAAACCCTCTATCATCAGTAATGAAAGAAGCCTTAGCTTTGCGCCCTGTGAGCCAAATACGCAAAGAGTAGGCGTACACCATTGCTTTCCCCCCCGGCGTCATATAGGGCTCTACAAGGGCCTGAGAGGGGCTTCTAGTTATGTTTGTTTTCAACTGGTTAAGAACCAGAAAAGTTGATTGAGTATCGGCAATTGGAATAGTCAGTTTAGACATGCCTTTAGCCAAAATTCTTGCTTTTACAGCCATAGAGGATAGAGGATTAAAGTCTCCTTCAATATCGCTCACTGCTGGTGTCAGGGCCAATGAATCCCAGATAAACAACATCCTGTTCTCATTGCTTCCGAGTAGATCTTCAACTGTTTCCAAAACAAACTCAACGCTCTGAGCCTGTACATATAGCAGAGTGCTTAAGTCACAGCCTGCTCTTTCTAAGAAAGTGGGGTCAATTGCGGACTCTGAATCAAAATAAATAACATCGATTCCCTGCTTCTGCGCATTCGCAGCAATCTGTGCCGCCATATAACTCTTTCCAGAGGCCTCCAGTCCAGCAATCTCGACTACCTTTCCTACTGGAATCCCGGCTAATTGGCCGCGACAAACAATAGAATCCAGCCAACGTGAACCTGTTTGAATCCAAGATTTAACTTCGGTTGGATTATCCTCGTTCAAGCTATGAGCCACCGATATCCCTGCTTTTTTATTAATCATATTTCGCATATCAGCAACCGATAGTTTGCCTGCGCCTGTTTTTTTTGATCTAGCCATTTTTTTCCCTTGTTAGTTTAGATTTGAGGCATCTGTAAACCCATGCCTCCCTGCGGTTTTAATTAAAGGATCTCTACCAACTCAACTTCAAAATTGAGATCCTTTCCAGCAAGAGGATGATTGTGATCTAGTGTAACATTCTCCTCATCAAAAGAGTGGATAGTCGCCTGAATTGGGCGTCCATCTGTGCTTGTGCCCTGAACTGCCTGTCCCTCTATGAGAGTCACAGACTCATCAAAAGCCGCCTTCGGAACCTTGAAGATCGCTTCAGGGTTGTGTTCCTTGTATGCTTCCGCACATGGCACCTTGAAGGTTTTAGTTTCACCTTCGGCCATACCAACGACGGCCTTGTCAAATCCTGGAATTATGTTGCCAGAGCCAACTTCAAAATCTAAAGTTTGTTCTCTGTCGTATGAATTATCGAAAACAGTCCCGTCTTCCAGTGTTCCCTTGTAATGGACTCTTACGTTGTTTCCGTTTTTTACTTTACTCATTTTTATTATCCTTTTTAGTTAGTAAATTTGAGGCACCTGTAAACCCGTGCCTCCCTGCGGTATAAAATTAAGCGTTCAAAAGTTCTTTGAATGCTGTCTCTACATCACTAGTATTTTCAGTTTCCTTGTTATACTTTGTGACTTCAGAAGAGCGATCCTCTGCGGAATCATCGCCGGCTAAGAACTTGTCGAGAATTTGCTCGACCTGTTCTACAGACTTGCGCTCGAAGAGAGTGTTAACATCTGGAATATTATCCATAAGTTCCCGACACTTCTCTGGTCCGTCAGCGCAAAGTGGCGATGACTGACGACGTGGAGTGATAGAGGTTTGTGGGAAAGTTGCCCCCGCAGGTTTGCCATAAGAAATGACAAGATCTGTCCCCTCCTCTGGATCCGTAATATCCCCATATTCAGGGTTGAGGACAAGGTTCAAAAGCTTTTCATAAGCCATCTTACCGAATCCCCAAATACGGACTCCCAAATGCTCCTCGCCTCGAACGAGAACTGGTGTGAAGAAGCGTTGGCGTGGAAGAAGAGCCTTCGCCATCTTCACACTATCTTCAGTGCCCTCATTGAAAAGCTTGCGGACGAATGCATCAATTGGATCATCCTCACCGAAGTTTTTCTTTGGACTTAGAAACGGAGCCTCATTACCGATACTGTAATGGAACCAGAAATCCTTAAATGGATCGCCATCAACCGTCGGAACAATGCGAATTACTGTTTCGCCATCCTTCGGTCGCCAGAAGGTTGAATCACCTCCGCCTCCTTTGTTCTGAAGTTTTGTAAGCCGTTGCTTAATTTTATTGTAATCAATACTCATTTTTTCTCCTATAATTGAGTTAAAGTCAAAATGACAAATCTTTCATTTTGCTATAAATAATATATCAAATTATTTCCGTTTTGTCAAGCAAAAAGATCCAAAGGTTTTTCTTCATTTGAAAGGTGCCTTTGAATAACAGGCGTATTACAAACCACGTAAACATAATCACTGTCATAATCGGTGGAGTATACTCCAAAACTTGTTTTGATCTCATCAGTGGTCTGATTTTTTACCTGTTCTTTTATTTTCGTAAACAATTTGCCGTCTTCTTCAATTCTTTGATTATTTATTGCATAATAATAGCGTATATCTTTCACATTGTCAAGAGGAAAAAACAAATTTATTTCACTTTTTTCTAATGCCGCTAAACCTATAGTGGAGATCCTGTGTGTCTCGAATGGTTCCGAAAACGTGTTTGCGACAGATTCTATATGATTGTAAACATTGACCATGTGAATCGTAGAAACTATAAACTGGTTTATCGTATCATAATAAGACTTTATAGGCACATCCCCAATAATCTTCTCAACGTATACATTATCAATAAGCCACAAACGTTTAAAGACTGCAGAGCGGGCGTATTCTTGAAGAACATTGAAAGTTACCCACTCATGTCTTTTCTTGGCTTCAGGCAAAAGATTGACGTCTGGTCTTATGTAAAGAATGTTAATGTCGCAGTTACTCAACTTTTCTAATATTCTTAAAGTTGCTCCGGTTATGTCTCCCGAGCCTCCGACAATAAAAAGAACCTCCCCTCTTACATCTTTAAAGAAGTTTTTTAAGTTTGGACAGTTCTGTTCATACATTTCAGGGCCGCTCTGCTTTGGCATATTATATATACCATCTTTTTTGAGCCCTTCAAGACCGACATCAACCTTATATACCCTATACTGATCAAACTTGGAAAACTGATCAGCAATTGCACAGCCTGCTTTTCCTAATCCTATTACAGTATCCATTTATTTATCCACCGTCTCCAACACAAACCCGACTTTGTTATGTAATTTCATATTTTTAACTCCTTTAGTTTTCCATAATTCTTTCCTGCAGATAAGTTTACTTTGTATTTTCCAAGTTCTGTATCTGCAAAGATCTCTTTAATCTGCATTATTATTTCTTTCTCCTGCTCGGCTAAGTCAATCACTAGACTATCATGAACGCAGAAGGAAATAAATGATTTTTTGTCTTTTAGAAGATTATTCACTTTCACCATTTGTCTTAAAAACATATCGCTCGTTGTGCTTTGAATAATATAGTTTAGCGCATGATGATCATCAGACTTCATCTCTCGACCAAAACAGTTTTTAACGACGCCGCCTGAATAGAATTTATCTTTCACAGTCTCTCTATTATAAGTTCTTCCGGCTGGGCCTTTCATTCTCGGGTTATACAGCCAAGCAAAGATCTTCTTCTTTGCTTCGTCGCGTGTGATTCCTCCTCCAAAAACATTTTCGATATTCCACTGGTGCATGTCCTTCTCTGGCTGCTCTTTTCCAGAAAGAGCGAGGAGAGTTCTCAACTCAGCAGCGTTGAAGTCCAACTCAACAAACCAATCGTTTGCTGGCTTTACAACACTACGATATTCTTTAGGAAACGTCAAAATAGGAAAACTAGCCCTCTTCGTCGTTAATCGACCAGTAATCGTTCCTGATATATCATAAGATATATAAGGCGAGATATCTCTGAGCTTATCTCTCCACTGTCTTGCTTTAAACTCATGGAGTTTGCTTTTAATTGGGTCCAAGTCGATATTTAACTTTCTCTGCCCCATCTCCTCAATGATTCTAGCAAGATCAAGTAAAAAACTATAATTGTCAGGCTTTTCGTAGTTTTCTATAACATGCTTTGTTATCTTGTTTTTAATTTCACAAAATTGTAGAAGAAACTTCTCTGGTACAAGAGAGAAAAAACAGTTCTCATTCATATCCACCTTTGCTTCTTCAAAAGCGCTTCGATATGCCTCTAATCTATCGCTTATTTCCCTTAACTCGTCGGATAACGAAGTTGGGCAAGCGGACTCAAGAGTAATTCCGGGATCATAGAGATTGGCGCAAATAATTTCATTATCGCCTCGATCATCCAGATAAGGCACAAAGCTCCAAGTCTTGCTGATTCCTTTAGGGATTTCATCATAATAAATTTCTCCTTCTAAATAAACGCCCACGCAGTCGTTCTTATTGTCTAATGTCTGAAAATACAATTATCGCTCAAAAATTAATAGCCGCCACCCATTCCGCCTCCAGAGGTGGGGGGTGGAACTGTTATAGTTGGTATCGTTGTAGTAGTATAACCGTATTGTTGCGGACTTGTCAAGCTAAAATCTATATCTTTTTTCTTCAGGAGGTCTATGTCCCCACAAATATTATAGTTTTGACAAAACTTTGGATTCGATTGTCTTCCTTTCTCTATAATAACTGACCTATTAATATTAGCAATTGCCTTTTGCATCCCATAGTTTTTTAAAAGTATTCTGTTCATTTTTAACATTTGACTTAATCTAGACTTATGAAGTACAACAGACGCTTCTGCAAGTCTGATTTTTAAGTAAGTGTCCACCCAAAAAGCATCACTATAATTTTCAAATTCTTGAGACCCGCTTGCAAGATCAAGATCCCCTCCCTCAAGGGGACTTCGAGTGAAAAGTTCTGTTAACACCGGCTTGCAGTCACTTGTTCCGACTTCTTTCTTCTTTTGTGTCGGGTTTTGGCCAACAAAGAGGTTGTAGTAATTTATCACCGCATTCTTCATCTCAAAGATATCAAGAATATGAGATTTTATACAATATGTTTCAAAATAGTTTGACGCAGTGCCAGGAGCAAGTTTTAGTCCATAATCAGGAAAATCTAGAGGCTGTCCTTCGGGTGCGATAACTGTCGAGCCAGGTTCTAGCGAAACAACAGCCTCTTCGAGTGCCTCTATCTGGCTTGTCTCTTTATTGTAGAAAATTGGCTCAGGTACCATAAAGTCTTCTTGCATTCTAGTAGAGGAGATATCTGCTATCAGCCTCCAAGGAGCATACTTATCAACCAAAAAACCGTGTCTTTTTGCGGCTTTCCTAAAAAAGTTGTAATTAGGGTCACTTATGTAATTAAATCTCTTTCCTGTGTCGTTATAGTTTTCTACTGCAAGGTCGATTATAAGCCCTGTCGAATAAAACGAATAATACTTCGATCTTATAAATCCAGTTCTAGTGATTGGTAGTGAGTGGCCAAATTCAACTGCAAAACTTAAAAGGAGCCTTAAATAGTCATCAAAGTTTTTGACCCCATAAACCTTGCCAGAACTTTTAATAAAATTATGAAATATCTGAAAATACTTCTCTTGATGAAAACGAAACCTTTCGTCTGAACTTGTCCAGCCCTTTTTGGCTTCCAAATTTACATAAAGACCCTCTCTGCACAATCTCCGCGAGGCTGCTGCTCGAATGAAATAGGACTTCATCGCGTTAAACGCCTCTGCTACAAAGTTTACAGCAAAAACAGTTTCATTAGCGGATAACTGACCTAAACGAAACTGCGCTTGTGAATCTGGTATATAAACTGAGTTAAGGCGGGTATCTACTTTTCCATAATAAAACTTCTCACCAAGTAGGTCCAGGGGGTCGGGACCATACACAGGATAATAACTGTCAAAAAACACTTTATCAATATATTTTGCTATTGTCGACATGAACTATACTTTAAATACCCCTCTTGCTTCTTTTATATCAAAATAACTCGCCTGCCGAAACCATTCCAACGAGCAAACGCCACTGTTTTCCACTCAAGTCGATCTCCAGCGGCTCTAAAGTTATGTTGTGTCTTGTATATGAAATAATATCCTCCAACGCCGAGTTTACGAGCAGGAGTTGCATTGTTAGCAGCAATCTGTGCTGGTCCGACGGATGCGCCGGCTTCTTTGTTTATGTCTCCAAAGTGAGGGATAGTTATGTGGGCATACTTGCCCGCCTTTAACACTGTATTTCCTACAGTAGTAACTGTGGCATTATAAAACTCTCTTTGAAAAAAGGCATCACTCCCTATTCCGCTCATTTGTGCTCTTGACTCAGCAACAAATGGCTGGTCCACTCTATCAAAATTAACTGTATAAATGGGGGAGCCCTCTCTGTAGGCGTCTAAATAAACAACACCGGCATCAATATCTTTCTCCCGATCATTAAAGCCAGGTCCCGTAACTGTTTCTGCTCTGACTCCTATAAAATATATATTTTCCTCGGCCAAGCTTTGTCCGTTTGTTGTGGTGAATGGAGAATCCATACGAAGAGGTGTTCGATTATCTGACGCCCTTATCAAGTACGATAAATCATTACAGAGTTCAAAGTTCGCCTGAGATAGTGCTCGGATAGCAGAACTACTTCTTGAGTTTAACCTGGCGCGCTCGTTTCTGGCAAGAGCTGCCGATGGCGGTGTAGCACCAGTCCAATTTTGACGAGCGTTAAAAGAAGGGTCTGTAAACGGAAGCTCAGGGGAAAACCAGTTTTCTGGTCCGTGTCTTCGAGGACTAACTGTTCCGCCAGGGAAAGTTGAATTAGCCGGTCCATTTGTCGCACTATTAAATATCGATGGTATTATCTCTGTTGTGTTTATTCTAGAAAGTGGAATCGTCGCATGTTCTATAATTGGTTCCCAAACAATATCCCCTATCATAGAATCTATTTTACAAGTTCTATTCATAGGATCAATAACCAACTCCTGCAGGGCTTTTTTAATAAAAAAGTCTAAAGTGAAAGTAAGTCTTTTACTTTCAACAAGATATCTCTTCAAAAACGCAGTATAGGACCTAAATGAAACGGGAAACCTAGCCAAATCCATTGCAGTCTTATTTGCACGAGTCTCGCCCGTCAAGTAATCTACATAAGGCATTTTGCCCATGACAAACTTTAAATTACTTTGATGACTCTGGTCGGTTCTTAATTTTCGATTCCACGCTTTTAAGTGAGTCGACGGGTGAAATTGTGGCCCATCTTTAGATGTCCAACTGCCATGGGTGGAGATAAATTCTATAGCATTGTCAATTATATCTCCAAAGTAAAGCCATCGGACTGCAAAGTTGGTAGGGCCAGAACCATCGCTAGGATTTGTCTTTGGCACTCTAGCAGACATGCCAGAAAATCTAGGAAAAGCAGTCGGACTCTCGGCAGCAGACCTGTCCTCAGATGATTCTGACCCTGCTCGAATTTCATCTTCCGCCGCTTCATAAAGATCTGCGTATTCTTGATTATTACTACTACTATCGTTCTCTTCAAGTTCCTGAAATGGGATATTTGATGTTTCAAACAACGTTCCTGCTGCGGTAAACGGTTCTCGAAATGGATTATTAGTGCGCGTATTCAAGCTCTGCTGCGCGGGATTAATATTTCTTCTTCCGAATGTATCTTTTATATCTTGTGCTCTTTGTGGGTCACCCGTTCTTAATGCTCTTTGTATATCTATAACAGTTTCATCATCAAACTTCATTCTCTTTCTCTGAGTAGACCAGTTAAAGAGCACGTCACTGTCCATATTTAGGGTTTTTACTCTTTGTGAAAATATGTCACATTTGTATGGGAAGAAAGCCCCCAAGGTAGGATCGTTAAAGGCTTGATACCATTCGGTCAGCAAAACGCCTCCGCGATCAGTCGATGGCCTCCCCACTAATCTATCTAACAACTCTCTGAACAAAACATACCTTCTCGTTTCTGATCTAGAAAGTTTACCCAATCTAACTTGTGCTCCCAAAGCGCTCCAAAAATAAAAATTAACAATATCTTCTAAAAGATTTATATCTTGGTCGCTTAGGCCTTGCAAATAAAACGCTGGTCTGGCAGCAACCCTCCAAGGCCCAAACATTGGAGTTCCGTCCGGATAGAACGCAACTGCACTCCTTTGATCTTGCTGTTGTGGGCTCAAGCCAGCCTCTAAGAGGTAGGTGGCTGCTAAATCTAAATTTTCAAATGGATTAGCATCATCACTGTGGAAAAGTTGCCTACTCAACTGTATGAAGGGTGCAATATCAAGCTCTACCGTTGCGGTGCCTGCTGGGGTGACTGGGGTGGTTCGCGTCGGGGTGTACCAGTTTTTTAGTATTCTGGCAGGGCTCGTATTTACTAAAACATTAACTTGCGAAGGTCCGAAGCGGCTTTCTGTTATTCTTATATATTCCGGATTGGGGTCAAGCTCTGATGCGATTCTGGGGGCGGCTTTATCTGCAGCCTCTAATAGATCGCAATAAACGCTGTTTGTGGCTTCTTCTATAGATGCGTTAAACGAAACTTCCAATTCTACGGGTGCTGATGGTGTATCAGGAATCAACTTTAATTTATGCCTTTTCAAGGTTAGATAAAACACGACTTTCGACTCTTCTAGAAATGTTCTAAAATCCTCCCTTTTCTGTCTCGCGTTTTCGCCTTTAAAAACTGAATTTAGCATTTCATCGGTTGGTTGTGTGTATCCAATCTCCATCAATACTCTAAAGTATCTGGGATTCCAGCGTTGATGTCCGTCGGACCCTCTTAGAAATCTTGGCGGGGGAGAAATTAAGTCTATGAAAGAATAGTGCTCCACAGGTGCGTTCGCCCCACCTAAACCGCGTTGTCGCAATATATCTGATACTTCCGATGGAAGGGGATATTCTTTAAATAAAGCATGCACTGTAGACGCATACAGTGTCATACCACAATTGACAAAAGCATCGACTGTAGCAGGGTTTGTCCCAAGATAATCCAAAGTCATTCCCTTGAATCCAACAGCCATAGAGCCTGGACTTTCTGAAACTGGTGCCCACCAGGCCGGTCGATTGCGAAAAGATTGGTCCTTAAAATTATTAAAAGGAAAAAGAACCTTTACTCCGTGCCTATCGTTTTCATCTCTAAAAAAAACCTTGTACATTTTAAAATAAGGCTGAAGACTAGACATAAATTCTTTTGGCAACTGATGTAGTAACGGCGCGGAACTGTATGGGACGTTTATTCTATCCAAAAAATCGTAATTTGTTTGATCAGGGTGAACTTTTAATATGTGTAAATAAGCCTCTTGTGCAGTATCTCCCGCTGGTCCCGTGGCTTCGGTGAAATTTGTAAGATTGTTAGAATTTCCCCCTGCTGCTCTATCTCTGCTTGTCTGATAATTTCCCTTAAGATTAGCAATGTGTGTCATGTAATCTATTAATAGACACTGCTCGTTAATTTCAAATATATTATTGTCTGAAGGCATTCTTTCTCACTCGATAACTAAAAATAAACTATTACGTCATATAAGTCAAGAGGAACAAAAACTTTGTCTCCGTACTTATAATCAGCTTCTAAAAGTTTTTGATTAAACCAGGGGATTACCCACCAATACTTTGTTGAGCCATAATACTCCTGCGCAAGTTTATAAAACTTATCGCCTTGCTTCCAAACATGAGTTGCCAATCTTAAGTTTTTAAAAACTTCTTCACTTGGATAAGATAAATTCGGAGTTGCATGCTGTATAATATAAGGGACATTCCTATCGTCAAAAACCGAAGAATAAAGATCGTTAGAGTTCCTAAATATTTTTGTTTTTTTCTTATCCGGCATTTTAAGATCCTAAAATCGTATCATTGTTGTTTTTTGACGCCTGTGCTTCAACACTGTTGGGCACAGCACCTGCATTTGCATTGGCTTCTGCTGCTGAATCGAAGGGGACCGCTGACGGGCCTGCCACTCCTTCTACATTTGTTCCAATTTTATATGGCATTCCCTTACCATTTGCAAAAGTTCTCTTTCCGCTTTGGCCAAGCCATCCGGGCGTGACCTCGTGGAATGGCAGAAACGCAAAAGAAACTTTAATCATCTTTGGGTATAAATATTGAGTTTCCCCTGGCCTGTTCAAGAACCCTCCTCTGTTGGAAAAGTCGAAGTCGTAAGTTAGTCCGTCAACATAACCCTTTAAACCAGAACTTATAACCTCTTGATTAACTTTGGTGTTCACCTCTGTTGAGTCCTCATAAGCGGAAAGCGTGCCGACGTTTTCTCTTTTCGGATCTCCAATAAAATTTAAAAACTTTAAACTAAAAATAGGATCTCCGCCTGATCGAACATATTGTTGAGGAACATTCGCCACAGTTTCTCTAACCACAGAGGGATAAAGCATCTGAACTAAAAGTTTTATATCTTCTAAATGCTTTCTTGCTTCTGAAGTATCATACGCTGGACAGTCAAAAGATATGTTTAATACTCTCGCGATTGATTTAACCTTTCTTATGGGCTCTGCGTGCCCAATGAAGGTTTCGTCTCCAACCGAAGTTCTGAAACTGTCTCTGAAGCCTGTTATAAAGGCTTTAAACCTCACAACCTTATTTGCGTTATAGCTGTAGAAAGAGATCGTTCCCTTTTGTTTGTTAGAAATGCTTCTTATTGCAGCATAACTACCCCTATGTTGTGGTGGAATCTTTGACGCCATCTTTTTTTATCCTCACGTATATAATTACTCTCGATCCATAAAAATGATTATACTAATCCCTTATGTGCTTCTCTATGTGCTGAGGCAAATGCCGATCCGAAAGTAATTCCATCCATTTCAACGGTTACGTTTATCGGTTGAGGGGCTGGCTCTTCCGCTCTAACCCTTCTAACTGCTGATTCAAAAGCGCCTGCGAGTTCAGCGGCACTTGGTCCGCCTCCGCCAACAGGAATAATCTGCTCGCCAGCGTGTGCCACTCCGTATGGTTTCCCCGCCGAAGTTGACATTATGGTATCAACAGGAATGCGACCTCCTCTGCTGAACCCTATAAGGCCAGCACCAGCGCCTATAGCGGCACCAATACCAGCGGCATGGGGGCCAAAGGGGGCACCAAGACTTGCGCCTGTGAGGGCGGCTCCCGCAACTCTTCCTCCTTTGCCCTCTGAACCAGCCATCAGTCCGATTGATAATCCCGCGCCAATAGCGGTTCGTGCAAAACTTCCAAAAAGTCTTGCTTTGCTGCCCGCAACGCTAAACGCATCTCCGACGGCAGCAACCCTCACTGCTAACCCCATCATTCCGGACATTATTCTAGTTGTGGCAGCCACCATTAAAACAGTAATTCCGATCCAGCCATCTCCCGCTGATAGCAACTGTCCTAACCCAGAAACCACGTTACGAAGCACGGAAAGGAGTGGGCCAAAATCAACGGCGAGTCTTTGCATTTCCCGAGAAAGTCGAACCATCAGGCTTTGAGTGTTCTTGATCATTTCATTGAAATCCCTCTGCTCTGCTTTGGCTAACCTTGCTTTGGCCGCATTTGCTTCTAAACTATTATTAAAGAAACTTGCTGCCTCTCCAACATCTCTAAATTGCAGTGTTTGAGAAAGCGCAAGCCTTTGATAGCCTTCAAGTTCATCAAAAGACATGCCGACTTGTCTTAACATTCCATGAACATGTTCAAGCCTCTTTTCTTGAGTCATATATATCATGTCAATAGAACTAAACACTGTTTGGCCAAGAATTGCATTTAACTTGCCTACTGAATCCGCTGCTCCTTCAAAAGTACTAAATTGATCTGCGATTTGCACTAGCCTTTGCATTGGAACACCTGTTGCAGCAGATTGCTCCATCAATCTTTTAAGAATATCATTAGTTTGATTTCCCCACATCATAATGCTCGGGGCTGTGGCCGCAATATCTTCTAACGCCTGTGGCACATTTAGTCTTAGTGCAGACGCAAGATCTGCAAAAGATCTTGTGGTCGCTGCTGCAGAGGCAGCACTTTGACCCATTGAGTCTGTTAATATCTTAAACATAGATACGCCCTGTTGGGCCGCTCCATATGCTTCTTGGAGGCCGCCGACAAACCTTATCATTTCTTTTCTGGCTTCTGCTGTGCTAGTTCTGAAAGTCGCAACGTTGCTTGCTAAAATGGGAGCAACTCTATAGAAACTCTCCATTCCGATACCGGCTTTTCTCATTTCTTCTCCGACAGACCTGACCTCGTTATAAAAATCTGCTAAGGCCCCTGTTGAAGAATAAAACTCTGATCTCAACCTGTCCTGAGAAAAGAATAGTTCTTTTGAAAGCGTTGCAACAGTGCCACCGAGTTTCTGAAGGGGTGCTGAGTCTGCAATCCCCTGAAGGCTGAATCTCATCTTACCTATTCTATCAAGAATATCATCGTAGCCAGTTAAGACATATGCAAGACTGTTTGTCATCTTTCCGAGAACAGTGTCGTTGAAATCCTTTCCAACCCCCAAAACTCTCAAAAACTCACTTCCCATGCTTGAAACGGCGTCCCTTCCCACTTCAAGTTCTCTAGCAGATTGTTGAAATACGTCTCTAGCCTGCTTACCAATTCTGACTTGATCTTCTAACTCTTTTCTAGTCGCGGTGCCAGAATTTTTAATCCGTTCGAACAACCCTAAGAGATCTTGTTTGATCTTTAGTTCCTCTACCGATAAACTACCTTTTTGTTGCGCAGTTTTTATTTCGTTCGTTAAAAGTTCTATTCTCGCTTGCTGCTGAGATGTCCCGTCCGCCAAGGCTTGGCCTTCGAGTCTAGAAAATTCCAAAAGACGCTCTTTGAGTTCAAGCTCTTGTTGAATTCCAGCAAGTTGCCTCTCTGAACCTGGTAAAGACCTGCTTTGCAGATTGCTAAGTTTGTTAATAGCCTTGCTTAACGCTTTTATTTGATTTTCGAGAGCTGTGATTGTATCGGCCATTTTTCAGTACCCCTACTTAATTGGCCATTTCAAACCTGTAAGTTTCTCAAAATCAACGACGGCCTCAAGAGCCGTTCTTGCATGNGAAGATGTTCGCGGGTCGTCGTATCCATTCTGGACTATGTGTTCAATGTGCCTTTTTTCTGCTCCCAAAGCGCTTAAAAAAGCCTGCATTTCTTGAGGAGAACCTTTTACTTTTAGATTATTGATGTCCATCCCGGCTAAAAGCCTCTCTAGCGCATTACCGACAACGGCACCAAAGGATGTTAAATAGCTTTCGTTTAACTGCCCTTTTCTCTTTGCCCCTAAATCAATGACTGTAATATTTAAGTCCTCTGCACTCATTTAAACAAACTCCAACTATACATAATTAGTAGCAAACTTTAATTTGACTTGCTTGCCCTTTCAATTTCTTCCGCCTGGGCTCTAAATTCCTTCATTAGCCTCTCCAAAAACCAATGACGGATAGATACGGGCAGGTTATAAGCCTCTATAAAACTCCATCCGCCGTGATGCTTTAAATTAAAAATCTGCTCATATACATTTTGAATGTATTCGTTATCTAGGCCAAAAGAAATCCGCCGTAAGCGGGATCTCTACCTCCTGTGCATAACCGCACGACTCACAATCAAAAGGCTGTCTCAAGTCAACATCTGGTGATAAAGTAGAATAAGCATACCTTAAGTGTCTAGAATCTGCAGCCGGCATCGCATCAACAAAGTTGCTTACCACTGATCTATCAAAATCGCCATCGACAGATTCAATAATCATCTTAAGCTGATCCGTAAGGGCCGACTCTGGAAGTCTCATCTTCTTCTTTCTCTCAGTTAAGACGGCCATTTTCTTTTCATCCTTTCCACAAAGAAGGTGCAATCCAATCGTAGCACCCGACTTTGGCAACTTTACAAAGTATCTTTGATCTTCGACAAATGCATCAGAATACATAAGTTCTTCTTCGGTCACGACTTTGTTGGTCAGGGCCTCAAGGTCAAATTGTGTGTTCGAAGGTGCCTGACAAGCAGGACATGTGACTGCCGCATGGTAATCTGAACCATAGGCGTTGATTCTAGCCGCTATAATTAACGCGTTCTTGTCGCCAACTAATAAATCATCGGGATTAATACTTTTATCTAAGATAATACTTTTTAAAAGTCTATCGAGAGCAATACCCTTCTTTAAAAGAGCCTGAGAAGTCAGTATATCTTCTTCTTTGGCTGTCATGTGTTTTATCTCGATAGAACCCACTCCATAAAGTGGATGCTCTGCGGGATAACATTCCCCATTAGATGGTAGGTCAACTACTTCTGTGGGGATTGCATAGGAAAAGCCTTCTTCCCTAATTTGCTCTTGCGCTACAAGATCTTGCGATGGCGGCGCTGCCCCAACGCGATCTTGATTATTTCTGTACGACATATAAACCTCTTAATGTTTTATTAAATACCTGCTGGTTTCTCTAGTTTAGCAAAATCGTAAACAATTGTTAAGGTAACTTCTACAATAGCGTCACTTCCGTAGTCTAAACCACCAAATTTTACGTCTTTTAGCCAAGGATTTGAAAGTTCCCAGACTTCAATAAGCTGATCAACCCCATTAATAGGAGCAAATTGCTTTAAAAAGATCTTGTCGCTGAAAACAGAAGTAGACTCGGCTTTAGAAACCGTGTGAAGTCCATGTGCTTCACCTGGAAGCCCATCCATTTCCGTCGGAGGCCTGTATCCTGAATTTTTCAATGCTTGATAAAGAGCCATCGAAGCATCTGGTTGAACAGGGTCAACAATCGTAAGTGAGATAGGCTGCCACTTGACAGTTCCAGGATAATAAAATGAATGACCAAAGAACATGTGCTCAGACTGACCAACAGTAAACGATGGCTTGTCCACTCTTTTGATGATGTAATCATCCAGTCCAGTGCCTGCATTTAAGTTTAAAAGCCATCTATGCGCTCTTTTTGGTTCAAGTGTTGGATTTGCCCAAAATTTTGTTGCCATTATTTATTTTTCTCCTTCGAATTAAATAGTTGTGTTTTTGAAAGTTCGAGCATTAATCTGCAAAAGAGGCTCCCGAATCTGTGATGACAAAGTCTAACGCAATGAACTCAATTGCCTTAGCCGGCTTTAAGAAGACCTTAGCATACATGATATTTCTATCAATCAACTCAGGCGTTGTAGTTGTCTTGTCAAGAACAACCTTAAAGTCCATCAAGCCTTGACCGCCCTTAATCCCCTCTAAGAAAGAACTTACTCTTGATCGGAAACTATCCCAAGTAGCGTTAACATTTTGCTCAAACAAGGTCGTTGCAGCAATTTTGGAAACTTCTTTTTTAATGAAAATCAGAAGTCTTCTCACATTAACCCTATCAAGTGCTGATGGCACAACCTGTAAGGTTTTTTGGCCGAACACCACCACTCCTTCAGCAGGGAAGGATGCAATTGGGTTGACATTCACCTCATAAAGAAGATCTCTCTCTTTAGAGGTTAGGTGATGCTTTACAGCGAGAACAGGGAGTCCTGCTGCGCCTTCGCTAAGTCCACCTCTCGTGAAGCCTGCTGGTGCAAACCAAAGTGCTCTTGAAGCCTCACTGGAACCAATTGTTCCGAGCGCAACAACAGAAGGTGGTACATTAACAAATTGGTCCGCAATATTGTCTCTAATCTGTACCCATGGATAGTATGCCGCACCATAACTTGAATTAAGTGCTCTATTCTTAAGAGTTTCCACCGCGTTATCGACATTTGGCTGTCTAGAAGAATCATTCTCCGCAGCGCTACTTTCAGCGTCAGGAACGAAGTCCTTTTCGATGTCAATAATCGCTAATGCATCTGCTCTGTCCTCACAAGTATTAATCAGGTGAGAGGTAAGAGATGGATTGTAAACGCCGGGAACTGCGGCGAGATTAAACTCAACCTGTTCAGGGTCTCTAACTGTGTCAATCGCTCTTTTAATACTGAAATATGCATAATTTGTTTTCTCTTCTCCACCGGATAAGAAAGAGTTTTTGAATGGATCACTTTCTTTAATATCCAGACCGTCAGATCCTCCGTGGAAAACAGTTGTAAACCTGTTAAACTTGTATGCGCTGCCTGTAAGAACAGAACTTGAGCCACTATTTGCGCTGATAGAGTTTCCGGCCTTACGAGAGCCAGATACCCAGGTTACAACGCCTGACGAATCAGTTAACTGAAGATCGTCTAAACTGAACACCCAAGAAACCTCTGCATGATTAGAGGACTCCGGATCAGTATCTCCAGAATCGATATCTTCTGGTAAAACCCAGAGAGCATCGGGGATACTATTATCGAAAACATTGTAAGAGCCAGATTGTCCCGTTGCCGCTCCCCAATAAGCCATGTTCTTTCTAGAAAGGGACCCTTGTGTTGTATCAACACGAAGGGGGGTCTCTGGAAAGTTGAAAGTCCCTGTTAGTGGCACCGGATTTGTAACTGCACTGGCAGCGCCACCCTGACCAACCACGAGGAATCGTGTGTCATTATGTGAACAGGCGATGTCATCATCTCCCGCTACAAATCCATAAGTTCCAACGTCTGCTGAAGCGCTGACATCATTAAGTATTTTTACTTTCGGAGGCCCATACACACCAAATGGCACCATTTCTAGTGCTTCTCCGGAACTTACGACCTGTTTAACCTCAACTCTTATAAACTTAGACATGTTTGGATAAGATCCATACGAACGGTATCTACGCTCAGTTGCGTCCCATTCAACATACTGGTTTCCGATCTTTCTAGCAACATAGTTTGGAGAATTTGGATTTAAATTACATCCAGAATATCTTTCTACAATCTCGGGCGAAACATCTTTATCAGTAATTCGTCGAAGAGTGACTGTGAATGTTCCAAACCTATCGTGATCGCTTTTTGGAGGCCTAATATCCTCAACCGAAACCTTTAAATTCTTCCTAAGCCACTCGCCATGATTCAGCCCAATAAGTCTAAACAACTTTTGAGAACTTTGTGGCTCATAAGAAGATGCATTACCCAAATCCTGTGCTATAAACCAGCCAGTTCTTGAATCTCTAAATTCACTCTGCTTATTCGCCCATTGCTTACCGCCGCCCGTCTTGAGTCCCATCAAGATGCCATGAGTGATGTTGCTTAAAGCTAATGTTTTAGTATCGTTAACAGAACTTGTTAAGATCTGACGTTCAAATGATTCACCCAACCAATATCCTTTTGTGGTAGAGTAGACATCAGTGTTTGTTTTGGCTGGATTGGTGTTAAACACCTTTCTGATAAATTTATCAGAGTTTTTATCAAAGTTAAAAACAATCTTCTCTGCTGAGTTGTCTGCAATCGCACTATCAGTCGAGGCGACCGACATCGTAAAATCACCACTAGAAGCAGAGATCGCTACAGCGGCTGATGCAGTTGGGAAGGAGGTTGCGGCTGCTGCGCCAACATTTCCCGACAATGCAAGAAAATCACTGGTCGTGTAGAACACTGCTGCGAGATTGAAAATGTTATCTACTCCGCCAGCGAAGGTCGAAGAGACAGTATAAACACCATCAGCCGTTACATTTGCGCGGGATATCGATTTAGCGCCTGCTTGACCACCTACTGCTTGTGTTAAAGTAAGAGTATCGTTTGCTGCATCTGCTGTTGACACCGCTATTTTGATTGTACCGTTGTGACCGTTGGAGCTTTCAATCGCGCCTTTAATTTGAGTAGCTATCTCGCCTGCTGTTGACTTACCGTTGATTTGTATTCTGACGTTGCTTCCGTCGAGAGTACCAGTTGCGCCATCGTCGTCATCGTCAAAGACATATGTTTTTTCCGACCCAGCAGTATTAGTTATAGTTAACGTGCCTGCGCCGGAGGCAGGGTCATACTGCGACGGCGTTGCTGATACTGCCTGTATTGTTGCAGTGGCACCTGGTTCGGGGTTACCGCCCCAATTCGAAACAAAGAGGCCGTATGCGCCACCTGCAGTTGCAACTGCCAGATCGCCAGCATCCCAGCCGGCCAATCCGTCTCCGCTTGCTTGCGGATGCTTTGTTCCTAATAATCTAATAACTGTACAAGGAGTATTGTTTTTTAGCCAAGCCTGTGCAGCATACGCAGCGTAGGTCGGAGAAAGATTATTTCCATCTCTCCAAACATCACCAGCCTTTCCTCCTGGAATTGGGTTTCCAAAAACTTCAATAAAATCTGAGAAAGAATCGACCTTTACTGGACGCATTGCTGGGCCTCTTTCTGTCCTACCGATTACCAGTGGTCCGATGGGTGCCGCGACGTCAGGTACTTGTGAGTTATCAATCTCCTCAAGAAAAATACCTGGAGAGACGAACTTAAACTTCTTTTCTGCCATGCTAGATGATCTCCTTTACATAATAATTCTCTAATAAATAGTAATAGATACCTGTAAAAGTCTTTTTATTCTCTATAAAAACCCCTTTCATCGATGTGTTCTGGAATATCTCCATAAATCACGCGTTCTCTGGGTATTTTTACCTCTACTGCGTTCTCTCTTACAACGATTTTTGGCTGCTCCGCGTTTTTGTCTTCTCCGATCAAATATCCCAAAACCCTGATGTTAACTTTCGTTGAATATATCTTTTCGCTTGTTCCCAAATCCGCAGCGTTTCCACCATTTTCAAAATCTTGCTGAATAAAGCCTTCGTAATTGTGTCCGTCTTTATATGCTACAAAATGATTAATGTTCCCTGTTCTTGTCATGAAGGGTGTCATCATCTCATTCATTTGTTGCTGATATTCTGCTCTTAACTCTATACTATAGTTTAAATTGATGTGAACGGGCATCGGAATAGAAATTGTCTCATAAACTACTTTTTCATTTTTTCTCGGAAAGTTTAGTTGATATTTTCCTCCGCCGCGCATTCTCTTGTATGTGTCCGCATTCGCAAAGTTGGAAGTTTTGTCCTGATTTATTTTTCTCGCGATTACAATCGACCCACCCTTCTTATCGGTTTCAGGAGGAACGTGTGCTTGAAAAATTCCCTTTCTCGTCGGATCTTTTGTGACACCAGTTCTGTTAACCACTATTAAAGGTAGCCTTAAAAAACCAGAATCATCTCTTATCTCTTTATTATTCTTTATTTGATGTGCTCTTTCTGCTGAAAGCCATAAAACAGGAACCTTCTCAAATCCCTTATTTGTATCACAAAATATATCGAGTTTTTCATTCAGCCAGTCAAATATAGCGGTATCAATAGTTTCCAGTGTTGATGGCATAACTATTGTTTCAGATATAATGCTTGGATCATCTACTCCTGTATAATCTTTAGGTGCCATCGAAGATTCCCTCTCTCGTTCTGACACATTTTGCCGTAATTTCCATTTTATGCTCTCCTTGTCCGAATATTCTTCTTGGCTCGTTTAAAGAAACTATCTCAAAGTAAATATCTGAGTAATAAACAAAGTCTCCAACTCTCACAAACAAGTCTTGATCCTCTGTAAGTCTTCTCTTGTGAAAATGCACCGTTATTGAAGACCTCTTATCCACCCCTACAGAGGGCATAAACTCTGTTTCTAACCCTTCCCACTCAACAAGCGCATAAACGCTAATAGGGGGCAAAAACGACTTAACTACAGCCTCTCCGTAGAGGGGGTGGTAGTTTGTATGCTCTAAACTAATTGGATAATAGACAACCTGTTGGCCAACAACTCTTTCTATAAGTTCATCGTTGACCTGCTTGATCAAATCCCTCTCTTTTTGGCCAACAAATAACGGAGGTGGAGGAGAAGCCGGTTGAGACCATTTATTTTTTTCGTTCGACATCTACCCTTTACCCTACGAATATTGAATATGGTATTTTTTGCTGTACCTTCTGAGTATTGTCAAGATCTGCTGCATCCTGCTCAAGCAATTTAGTGTATGTGAGTTCATCCAGCACTTTCTTAAGCTCCTCCCTCAGCAAATCTTGCTCTTGTTTTGCTTGAGACAGTAAATCTGAAGCATTTAACGTTATTGTTTCTCCCGGTATCGGTATGCTGCCAAACTTACCTCGAATTTGTCCCAAAACTTCTTTGCTAAGTGCAAGCGCGAATCTTCTTATCCATTGTTTACCGATTGAGTTAATACTTTCGTAACGAATATTTTCAAATGGCAAGGTATTCATATTATTTATACCGTCAACATTGTCTATCTTGTCCGAATACTCCTCCCACGGCTGTTTTTCATTTGGTATCACAAACTCTACCCACACCTTTGTTGGAGAACTTACAACTGTTTGCGGGAAAAGTCTTAATTTATTATTTTTAATTTCATAAGAATAGTGAGAGTTTCTTGTATAAATGGCGCTCTCAAAAGACTTTGCCTGCAGTTTATTTTGCCAGACTGGGACAATTTGGAACTGAGAGTCGTCCGCCCACTGACCATAGTTTTGAAGATTACCAACTGTGTTTAATCCTCCATAATAACCATAAAACCTCCACATTGCAGATGGTGTTTTATAATAAACTTTTCTGATTGCGATTCTATTGTTGCCCACCTTATTATAATAGTCAAAATCAGAATTATCACTGTCAGCCGCAGACTCTGAAANTATTGTCTGCAAGTCATAATCTTGAACAGAAGACGTTGTGTTAAAAGATGCTGAATATACGTTTTCAAAACCATTTAAATTAGACTCATTCGAAACACCATACCCGACCTTTTTTGCATAAGAAAACTGNACATGTGGATATTTTAATTCAACATTTGAACCACTTACATCTTGTCCAGACTTAATTTGTCCGTCTTGATCAAAACTNCCTGTTTTTGCACCCAATAAGTCTGAGAGGCTATTTTTTGCTTGGTGAATATTGACAATATATGAATATTCGAGAACTGCCTCTTCATAAGCAGAATATACATTGCCCTCAGTTATTTCGATGTCTAAGACATCTCCGCCCAATTTCTTATAAACGTAAGAAACCTGATCTGCAGCACCTGATAAGAAATCAGTATTTGATGAATAAACCCCATAAGGCAAAGTTGCTGAGACATTGCCGGGACTTCCCGTTACCGGAAGCGTAATCGAACTTGTTGCGCTTGTTGGCGTTAAAACTGGCTTGGCCATTC